AACAAATTAAACATGGTTAAATCTCCTAAATTATTCCAACATCCACTTGGGAGTTGGATAAGTGATAGTAAAATATAATTGAGCGGATGCAATGGATTCCATTTCTTTTTCATGTGTCATCTCATCGCTTTCCGGATTTAGTTCAGCTTGGTATGTACTCCAAAACACATCTTCGTTTTCTCCGAGTACCTTGTATATATCATGAATGTGATTTCTTAGGTTTATTACGTGGTCATCAAAACAAATAATATCAAGACGAATAGAAAGGATATTATGGAATGAATTTGGTTTATCCGGATCTATCGTGTTTTTATAGTCATAAATACTTATTGCCGGCGTATTGTCTTTATTCAAGTTTATTTCACCATAATCAAAAATATTTTTCCCGATATCAGATGAATACCCGTTATCAGTTTTTATTTTTTGTAAAGTGGTAATAAGTAAATCAACTATATCTTGTCTATTAGTCATATGCAACCTCAACGGTATTTATTCCGTCTTCGCTAATTCCTAAGTTTTCTATAGTCCAATCAACACCGTTAACACGAATAACATCACCGATTTTGGCAGTACCTATGTCAGACGTTTTTATTAAAAAAATCGTCTGACCGTTTGTAATTGTGATATTGCTTCCAATCATAGTATCATCCTGTTTTGTTGATTGGATGATCTTCACCGGTCTATTATCTTTTAGAAATAGACCGGATTCAATCATATCTTCGGAGAAAAAATCATCAATATGTTGAGAAAATATGGACATATTAGTTTACGTTCCAGGCAACATCATCAGAAAAAACAAAAGCATTTTTATGTCTGATCAAATAATCAAGAGAATAAAAACCGTAAATACGGATACTTCCGGCAGAAGATATTTTATCATTTACCCAGATATCCAATACACCGAATTCACCCATTAATATTTGGCTAAAATCACCAAAAATCAAGGTATTGTTATCAAGACCGGTTTTTACTTTGTGTTTGTAACCACACATAGTGTTATCTTCTTTCATCAAGAATGACGGATAATTAGGAACTAAAGGTATTTGTTTTAATTTGCCCTTTAATATTGCATTGGAAACCCAAAACATATTATCAGATAAAGCATTTGCTTGCTCAACCTGTGCAACCATGTCTAGTACTTTTCCGTAATCTAATTCACTTCCGTCAACACTTGGAATATCTGCAGTATGAATAATACCAAAAGGTTGGTTATTTGCACCCGTGCCGGCAAATGCAGCTAAATCGGCAGGTAATGCCAATGCACTGGCTAAATCGTCATAAGCAAGAGCTTCAACGGCTGGGTTGGATAATTGTACTGCTGTACGGGTATATTCGATATAACCGGCAATAATCTTGGGAGATAAAGTTTTTTGACTAACTTTAAATTTGCTGTCGGGGATGTCGTCACCCTCTGCAATCCATGTTCCGGTTGAACTTTCGGTTTTTGCAGGGATATTAATAATACTCTTTAAATTAGACAATTTCGGAGAACCTAACTGAGGTAACAACATTTTATCTCTTAAAACATCGATAAAAGCTTCACCCATAAGAGTAGAATTCATCATTCCGGTAATATGTTGTCCGGAAGATAAAGTGTTTGCACCTAATGCTCGTTTTTGAACACTATTTAGGATGTCATTAGGAACAAAGAAAGAACGAGCTTGTTTCCCTAAAGATTTTGCAACCTCATCAGATACTTCTTTCTCAAATCCGGCTTTATCCCAATTATTGGTTATTGATGCATTAATAGCACGGAAAAAAGAATATTGTTTTTTCTCTTTGTCAGATAATCCTAACTGGGCAACAGGTGTAGGAGCAGAAATATTAGTCGGATTTAATGCAATAGAACGGAACTGTTCTACCGATGAACCGTTTTGAATAGCATCAAAAATAAATTCCGGTTTAATATTTAACGTTTTTCCGATTTCGGTAATTTTTAATGTTCTCTCTCTTTCATCGTCAAAAGAACGAGTTTGAACATGTTTTACATCAACCGGAGGGGTTGTTGTTTTTTCATTGGTTGGTGTTTCTTCAGGCATTTTAACTCCTTTAATATGATTATAAATATTTGTATAATTGTCTTGTACCGAGCGGTAAAAACCTACCGATATGTCTATTGGTTCTTCCGTAATGCTAATTTCAAACGGAACGTATTTTGATACATGCAGTATCCCCAAATCATCTATATACCCGTCTTGGAAATAGTATCCGATAGATACATTTTTGCGGATACCGTCCGCAATGTCCATATACATATCTTGTCCCATTTTTGAACGGGAAAAACGAGCGTCCCCCTCTAACATTTTCACACCGTTTTTGGTTACAATACGAATATTTTCTACAATACCGAATTGTGTTCCTTTTACGTGTTCATGTCTAAAAGGTAAACCGTCTTTCATGCGATCGGTGATAATACTGTCTTCATCGATGTGTAAAACTTCTTTATATCCGGTATTTGTTAATCCGGATTGTAAATTTTCGGAAGCGAAAGTAAGCGTAATTACTTTTTCTTCGTTTTCTTCATGAACCGCACGAACTTGAATATTATCAATTTTCAGGCGATGAACTAAATCATTCTTTGTCGGCATTTATAACCTCGTTATTATCTTTACCTTTATTTATCATAAAATCAAGACCGTATTTTTCTATCAGGTCTTTTTCAATTTTTAATTGTTCGAGAATGTCATATACGTCATTATCTTGATCGGATTCTTCAATTACTTTTGCTCTTGATTTTAATCCGGCTTCAATAGCTTTTATATTTGCAGTAATATCTTTTAGCGGATCAACCCAAGGCCAACGTTTTCCGGTCCAAACGGAATCAAGAAGTTGTTCAATCTTGTAACCTCTTAGTTTATCAAGTTTGCCTGTTACGTAATTCCATTTTACCCAACGATTATAAATAGGGGAAATAACCATATCACGAATATAGTTTTGTTCTTTCATCCATTCTATTCTCTCATCCAAAACACCGGCACGAATAGAAGAATAATTTACACCCACTAAATCATTAGCTAAGTTATTATAACTAATTCCTAATCCGCTTGCGATTTTGCGTAATACAGTACGGATAAAACTTTCATGTTGTTCTTCCGGAAACTTTGGATCCCAAGTAGTTATTTCTACTCCGGGGTCAAGTTCTTCAAATGTACCAGGTGCTACATTCATTGTTCTTCTACCGTATTCATCTTCTTCACCCTGGTATCCGTTTGAAGTTTCTTTCCGAGTAAAAAATCCCATTTTGCTTGCACCTATTCGAGCGTTTACCAGTGCTGCATATTGATAAGCATCAAGCATGCGTAAATCAATAATACTTTGCACTAAATGGGAAATACCACGTGTTTGTGTAGAACGATGTAACTTATAAAGATGAATAATTTCATCGGCAGGGATAGAAATCCTTTCCGTTGAAAATGAATCATACATATACATGTCTGATCCGGGGGCAATTTTTTTGAAGTGATAGTTTACCGGTCTTAACCAGTCGTCAGTTTCTACACCTAACCTTATAATATTTTTATTCGGAAGTACTTCAACATATCTTTCGTCTAATAAGTCCGGTTCAATTAGTTGTAAAGCAAATCCATTAGGATTAGGGAAATTAGAAACAGTGCGGATAATAGCCTCACCGTCACGAACATAATAACGAATAACTAATTCCAATAATCCTAAAAAGGAAAGTCGTCCGTCAACTGTAGGTCTTTCACAAAACTTATACCATAAATCTTCTAAATATTTGTTGGCACTATAATCCAATTCACCGTTAGGTTTTCTAACATATGCCTGGTATGAGAACCCGTTAGGTCCAACAATATTGTTGATAGACATTTTAATAAATTTAGCAACATAGCTATCATTATGTTCAAGGTCTCTTGCTTTTGCCCTTACTGTCTTTAATGAATTTCTTAACTCCAAATCAGCAGATAAAGAAACAGGTTGCCAATCCGGATTGTATTGACTATCAGCGGCGTTAATACTTCTATACCTTTTATATTGTTTAGGTAAAAGAGCGGATGCAAGTTTATATCTTAAATTATTTAGCATCATGAAAACCTGCAATATATTGTTGTGTTATATTTACCTGTCAATAATGCTTTTTCTCTTCTCACTTCACTCTCATAGAATTTTTTCAATTCAAATAATTCTTTTGGGGAGGTATATTCTATTGTCCGCCCGTTTACGGTTAATACTGCAACACCGGTTTTTAGAACTTTTTCTATTGCTGAATTAACGTTATCCAAAATAGTTTCGGCTTGCGTTTTTGGGTAGGTAGTTGTTGTTTCCGGATTGGGCAATACAGTAAGCTCAATTCCGGCTGCATAAGAAAAACGACTATTGGCGTTTGAAATTGTAACTGATCCTTTGTAAATGCCCGGAATAATTGAAGCACTGGCTACTTTGCTAATTGAAAAAGTGTGCACATCCGAACCATCACCCGAACCGGTAACAGAAAAAGCAGTAGCACCGGCACCGGTACGATAAGGGATAAAAAAGAATTTTGCGGTATATTCCCCACTTGGATAACCGCTTAAAGTTTCGTTCCATTCGATTGTGTCGCCTGCAACTACTTCTTTTGGTATGTTCAAATTTCTTGCTTCCACAATAACCTTGTAAATTTTGCAAGAAATTATTATAAAAAATAAAATAAAAAACCTGTACTTTTGAGTACAAACTCGATTTTTAACCTATTGTAAAACAATAACTTAAAAAATAAATTGTCGTCAAAAGTACAAATTTGTATTTTTACGGGGAATAAATTAATTTTTTAGGCTGGGCGGGAACGGAGGTTCAAAAAACAGGTTAATTTCTTGTTCCGTAATCAATGTATATTTGAATCTATTTCCGTACAAAGTTGAGTGTTTTTCTGCAAGCGAAATAAGAATATCAAAATCATTTTTTCTTTGTAAAACTTGACATCCGGCAGAGTGCGGACCTATATATTTTGGGACAACTACACCGGCATGATGTATGTTTATTCCGAAATATCCGACATCAATAGTACTTGGGTCGAGGTCATGTTTGTTATCTTTGTTTTTGTCACGATATACCTTGACAGGCCAATTTTGCACCAGTGCTCGATATTTGTTTTTGTGCATACCTAATTTGTAATCATATTGTCCGGGTACAAGTATTGCAGTTCCTTTGGGGTTCATCAGTTTTTTTAACCACATTAAACCCGGATCGGTTGTGGCAGGAAATATAAGATGATTTTGTTCAATTCCGTGTTCTGAATATTCATTCCAAAAAATTAAAATAACATCGTTAAAAACGTCAACAGTCTTGTCGATGGAACGAACCCCCACAATATTTAACATAAACGGTACATTAAAAACAGTGTATTTTTTTTGAACCATTAATTTTTTGACTAAGTCAACTTCAATTTTTGTTTTCATATTATCCCTCACATTCTATAAGTAAAAAACTTACATTATCTATACTGTTTAGGTAGCATATATCTTTGTGCTTCCAAAATGATACCTCTATCGGGGTACATCTATTGTATTTTTTGTTGAGATTTTCAACTTCGATTTTTAGCTCATGCTCAAATTTTGGCATTTCGTCAAATTCAATTAGTTTTCTATCCTTAATTTTAAGCAGCTCAAAAAAAGCTTTTTGAAGATTATTTTTGTGCAAATTATTATGCTGAAAATAACTGACGTAATATTTCATATTTATTCCTCAAATATTCCGAAATGTTTAATAAAATTGTTTGCTATATGTTTATTAATTACAAAAATTTTTTTGAAATAGATACCGGTAAATCCAGAATGCATTAATACAATTTCTTTTTTATATCCCTGTTTTTCTTTTGCATATCCTATAGAAATAGACTCATTATTAAATGAAATTTTATATAACAAATCTATATCAAATTTAAGATGATCGGGAATAATTTCTCTATCATATTCGATATTGAATCCAAATAAATTAATAATATTTTCTTTCATATTTACCCTAATTAAATATTTACGTTAATATCTTTTGTTAATCCAATTATTTCGTTTTCAAAAACATTTGTGCAATCATCATAATTTGGCAAATACAATGAATACTCATACCCCTCTTCCGGATCGGGTGTAGGTTCAATAAAATCAATGATACCAATTATTTTTTGTTCTCGTTTGGTAATCATATCGTGGTTTATAAAATAAATTTCATCATTTAGTTTATATTTTGGTGTAGGCATTTTATTTCTCCTTTTAATTTTGATAAAATAATTCAAATACTAATCCGTACATAACATAACTAAGAACAACAAGAGGAATAAACCAATAATAAGGAATAGCAAACCATAAAAATATCTGGATGATATAACAGGTGTTACGGGTTGAATCCATTAAGTGCCAGCCATCCCAAACAAATGATAGGGGATATTTGTATTTCCAACTTCGTTTTGTCAAATCTTTTTTACCTAACCAGAAATTT